GCCACAACGTGCCAGTTAATGCTTCGCACTGGTCAATGCCTCCTTGGCTGCGAGGATACGTTCGTGTTCGATCAAACCCTCCAGCGCTCTGGCGTGTGCCCTGCGGATAACGTGTAGGCATTGCAGCAGAAGATTGTTTTGCACTGAACTATATGAATCCGAAAGATCTATCTCCATCAACTGATCGTGAACGATCATCACCATGCGAGCAAACATCACATCGAGTTCGCTATGAGATCCAGCATGTTTAAACACATCCATGCTTTGCTGCTCTGTCTTGCGGATAAACCCTCTGCAAATCTCCATCGTCTCATCGACAATCTTCTTCTGTCTCTGCATATTCATGCACATCTCCTTGTTGCTAGTTATCAAACCCGTCTTTCGATAACGAATGTCGCTCCTCTTGGTTCGACTTCGTTTCATGCGCCTTGAGTGTGATTGATGGGACGCGCCCCGCTCGCATCTCACTCTCGGCCTCCTCTGCGAATTTACGCAGTCCTATGTCGTGCTTATCGAACACCTCATAGGCTGACCCGTATTGGCTGTAGCGGATCAGCACATAGCGTATCTGATGTAGCCCGTTCTCGTTTACTCCCATTCATCCTCCTCGTGACCAATGACCTCCACGACCCCGTCGAAGTATCGTTTAAACACATCGACCAGATCCTCGTAGTCGCCCTGTTGCATTTCGTAAACGATCTCTTTGCCATCCAATCCCATTTGCTTTGCAAAGTTTTTGGCGTGACCCATCAACGCGAATGCGTTACCGTCTTGTCCACTTAGGTCTATCGTGACCATTGCCTGTCTCCTTCTCATATGAAACTTCAATCACCACTTTGGTGAGTTTACTTTTCGTAACACCCTCATCTCTCAAGGCTGACTCAACAAGCTCGGACATCTTCGATAGGTCGATGACATCGTCTTCGTTCGCTGGCTCAACCTCAATCCACAACATCCTGTTGCGCTTGAAGATCATGCGGCTGCTCTGCCTTGCTGTATCACAGCAGCCAGATTGTCGATGTATGCCTTGGCCTCGTCCTCGCTGTCGAAGTAAGGCGTACCGCTAGAGCAGTCGTTCACATAGTTCCTGCCACCAGCGTCGTACTGGTAGCGCAAGTCGGCGTGATAGCACTCAAGGTATTGGTACACATCCAAGGGAAGTCCTTGCTCAAGCCTGTCGATTATCCAGTTAGGGGTCATGCCGCACCCTCCTCTTCTAGGAGGAGTCTCATCTCTGCTCGCTCCCAGTTGTCCAGCCATTCCACTTGTGCCTTGACTCGTGGCCATCGTAGGTCATACCCAACTTGTTTATCAAAATCCGATAGGATCTTGTCGCTGAGTTTGCTGATCTTGAAAACCCACAGGATCTTCTCGCGCTTGCTAATGTCATCACGCGCTAGGTTCTCTTGGATTTCGTCTATCCGTGGTTGGTAGTGTTCGATCATGCCTTACCCCTTAAACTTCTAACGCTGTTCCAGCGGGTTCAAAGTCCCACTGGTTTGCCAGCTTGTAATAGAGTCGAGCGAAGTGCTTACGCTTCGCAGTGTTGAAAGACGGAGTCTCAACATGAGGGTTGCGATCTCCATCTGCTTTCGCTAGCGCCTCAAGCAAATCCAAGATCTCTGATCGGGCTTGCTCTTGTGGCGTATGGCCGTAGTGATTACGCATTTTCGGGTTCTCCTTTGTTGCGTTTAAACATTATCGTTGTTTGGTTTTCATGCCGAGTCGCTCGTTGCGATCCTCGGATTCTTCTTTGCTCCACACCTCACGAGTGTTGAACAGGTAAATGGGAAACACACCCTCCCATGCAAACAGGTGATACTGATTGCTCGTATCGACCAGTCGATCCTCTTGCGGATACAGTTCCACCGCCTCCCAGTGGTCGCCTAGCACTGCGTTCTTGATGTGCTGTTTGGCTCGCCAGTTATTCAATGGCTCACGGTCATTGCGTTTGATTGACAGGTAGGTTGGTGCGTTGTCGCCAAACCCATGCTGCTCGTCCCAGAGGACACGGCGCAGGACTTGGAACATAGGCGACAGGTAGGTTGTCGTTTCGTCGTACTCACGTTGCATAGCCTTGACGTTGTCCATTACCTGCTCATCTGTCCAATCATGGGGCGCAGCGTCCTTGACTATGGCAAAGATTTTCATGTCGCTTTGCCGTGGCGTTGGCACGATCTCAAAGACGAAGTCTTTGTCTGTGTATATCTCGCTCACCATTCGCCCCCTTCCATTTTGAATTCGCAGTTAGTAAAGAGACGAGACTTGGCATCTATGTGCTCTTGCGCTTCACGCATTGCCTGTTCAATTCCATGAGAATTAATCGAATAAGCAATCTCCATACCCCATTCACGATCTGGAATGAGCTTGTTTCTGACCATAACCATGATCCACTGGTCTTTCTTTTCCTCGGTCATGCGACCTCCTTTGTTGCGATGGTTTACTATAGTAACCTATTGAGAATCATTTGTCAACCTTAGTTTTGGCGGATGCCAATAGCACCACGGTGCAAGCGCTCATGGTAAACGTCACGCAGACGAACAGCATCAGCCACGCACCACCCCACAGCTTGATGAGGTGGTCGGGTGCCGTATCCCACAGATACAGCCCCACCCACAGGTTCAGTGCGCCGACAACGGACAGGATGCCCGTCGTTAATGCGAGTCTTAGATTGCTCATCAATGCCCCCATCGTTGACGCAGCGCGGTCTGGGCAACCTCGTTGAAGCCAACGAGTAGCGTGGACTTGAGCTTGCCATCCACCACATGATCTATGTACTGCTGCCCTTCACGGGTTGCGATCTTCGCCGCCACTCGCATCTTGTGGAGCAGTTCATTTAAACGTCGTTGAGTTAGTTGGGTTTTCCAACCGGCGTTGGAGATCCAGATCTCTGATTTGGAGTCATCACGTTGAGCGATCAGGTTGCCGTGTAGATACAGGCTACCCTCGCGGCTCTCCGTGTTTGCGTCCTTCCCGTCGAGTCCGAGCAGGAAGTGTGCGATTGCTGCGTTAGGCTTGGTCATGGTTGTTCCTTTGTTGCGTTTAAACAGATTGGAGAAAGGAGGTTACTCCTCCTCTCCCCAGCACTCAGTCCACTCCTCGTCGGTCATTCCTGAGATCAGGAACTCACGCTCAGATTCGGACAGTTCGGGCATCGCATCCTGTATGAATGCGCCCTCTTCCCAACGAGCGATTTGCTCTTGGGTGACAGGCAGATCCATGATGTGGGTCTTGCCTGAGAACAGCGATTGCTTTTCGATTAACATAGTTACTCCTTTGTTCCACGTTCTAAAGTCACGGCGTCAACCATCCTACGGAATGCCGCGAATGTGCGGTCATCCATCTCAAGCATGGCTTCCCATGTCTGGTCGATGTTTAGATCATTCTTGATGATCCACTTGTTCATTCGACGCTGTTTCGTTTTCGGTTGATCTTCGATCAGTTGTCTGCGCTGTCGTTTTGAAATCAACATAGCGGCTCTCCTTTGTTGCGATGGGTTACATTTGTAATACGAGACAGCATCACCTGTCAAGCATTATTTCTAAGCGGCCTGTTGGTAGGCCGCGCTCTCAGTCCATGCATCGTTGACCGTGGCCAGCGCTGCGTCCATGTCCTCGTACCCCGTGTCGCCAAGCATGGGCGGTAGGTACATGGCATCCTCTGGGATGTCCTTCATCTCCTCGACACTGCCGTAGCCAGATACTGGCTTGTCGTAGGTGAACTCCATGATTCGGAAACACACTCGGCGTAGCATACTGGGGTGTGCTACAGCGAAGCTGATGCGATCAAGATCAAGCGGCTCGTCGGGTTGCTTGACCGTGATGAAGATGTGTTGCTCATCGTACTGGCGATGCGTCTTGCTGATCTGCGTAGCAATCAACTCGACACGCTGCCCAGCCCGTTCGATCTGGTCGATCAGTGCAACCACTGCGGCACCCTTGCGGATCATCGCCTCAGTGCTGGTGTACCACACAGCGCCGATGTCGCAGTAGATTCGCACAATCGGTAGCGGCTTGGCGTCCTCATCGTCCATGAACATCATGTGCATTGGCGCTCCAGCAGCGTAGCTGGGGACACAAACTCGCTGACCTGCCATGCCATACTCCCACTCAGGACGTTTAAACGATGCCTCCTTTGCCTTGGCAAACTCTACGTCGGCGTCCATGGCATCGCGCCCCTCTGCCCAACCGCTGATCGCAAGCTGCTGTGATTCCTCAAAGGAATTAGATCCGGTGAACTCGTGGGTGCCGCTAACCGATGATGGCTCATCGCCCCATGCCTCGTTCGGATCACGGTGCATATCTGCCATGCACTCGTCCCATGTTGCGTTGTACGTTGCTATGCTCATTACGCTGCCTCCACGTTAGCGATGATACCGACCTCGATTTCATCCATGATTTTCTGCTTATCAGTTTCACTGAAGCCCTTGTTCCAAATCGTCTGTGCCGCCACACGCTGCGGTGACACGCCAGCCGCTAGCAGCTTGGCACCCTTGACCGAAGCTCTTGGGCTTACCACATAGCGCATCTTGTGATGTGCCACGGCGTTGCGAACAGCTTGGACATAGTCCACCCAAGTATCGTTGCCAGCGATGGCTCGCTCTAGCGACTCGTCGTAACCCATGGTTACGTTGCAGAAGCGATCAAGCGTTGCCATGTCCATGGGGTTGCGTCCCACATACTGTGCAGATGCACCGTGACCGAAGGTGTTGGCCGAAGCGATCACGACAAAGTCGGGATGCTTTTCGATCATGCCGCCCTCGCCATCGTTCCCCAAGGGGAAGCTGGCAAAGTCATTGGCCAGCGCAGCGTTCAAGGCCAGCAGCGCATTGCTGGATGATGCGTCCATTTCGTCCATCAGGACGAGGCCACCATGTTTAAACGCCTTGTAGAAGTTGGTTTGTGAGTAAGCGCCAGTGGCATCGACGTAACCGACTACGTCGTGGTCGTACTTGATGGCACCGTAGCAGTAGAAGTCCAACCCAAGCGCTTCAGCGACTTGCTTCGCGATGGTGGTTTTGCCTGATCCAGCAGGGCCGACCAAGTACACGTTCTCGCCAACGGCTACCGCAGGTAGGATCTCATCGAACACTTCGTGAACATGAACATCACCGAGATCTACGATCTCATCACCGATCACGATCTCGTGTCGGACAGTACGGGTAGCCGCCACCTGACGCTCCAAATCTTCGATCTTAGACTCAAGCCGCTCGGTGACTTGGGACACCATGCGATCCAGATCATCGCCGGTCAGCGTAGCTGCCTTGCCACCATCAGGGCCATGTACCCAGAGGGCGATCTTGTCTTCGACAGGCATCTGGGGGGACAGGCGGTACAGGGTGCAGAGCAGGGACAGAGCGGAACGCTCATCACGAGACAGGCCGTCAGCGATAATTGCGACGGCGTAGCCGAGGTCAACCGACTGAGTCACACCAGCCAATCTCTCGGCCAGTTTGTTTAGGCGGCGCGGCTCGATTGTGTTAGAATGATCGAACATAGTTCGTACTCCTTTGTTGCGTTTAAACAGTGTGGAAACCTAGTCTGTGACTAGGCATCCAGCGAGGTGGCAGGAAGGACAATGCGACTCAGCGGTGATGGTCGATTGCCATTTGAGCGAAGCTCGTGCGGTGAATCCGCATTCGTTGCAGTGGATCTTGAGCATACGAGTGCCTTGCTTCTTGCGAAGGTTGGCGTCGATTGCAGCGTGGGGATACTCTCCGAGTATTTCAGCGATCTCTTTGAACTGCTCAAGCAGTTCGGGGGACGCCGGGGTCTGTGTCATCGGGCCGGTAAAGCCTACGGCTCTAGCGATTCGGGCAAAATCACCTTTGTGGCCACAGTCGATGCCAGCCCAAACATGGATGAATTCATGCGTCAGGATACGCAGCACCTCGGTGACATCATCCACAAGTGGATTGATGAACACTTCCATAGTGCCATCGGCACTGATTGATGCGTCGAACGCCTGACCCAGCACGACCTTGCCGCTCTTGGATCCACGATACCCGATAGGGAAGCCGCAGGACACACGATAGCGGCGGGATTGCCATGCGTCGGGTGATATACCAGCATTGGCAAACACCATCTCAAACAACATAACAAGCGCAGCTTGTAACCATTCTTCTCGTGTCTTGTATGACTGCATAGCAGTACTCCTTTGTTGCGATTACTTTATGAACACAATCGAGAACACTCAGGGTGTTCTCTGTTCTGTTCACACAGAAACATTAGTGAATCTATCGTCTAGTCCAAGTCGCTTTCTGTGGCGACTCTTCAGGTGCATCACGGGCCTCATACCGATCTGCGAACACCCCTAGTCGGTTCACTCTATCGACGCTCTTGGCCTATCCGACTACGTCGCTGCCGCTATCCCAGCGGTACACTTCGTGTCGGAGTAGGTGACTCCAACGCCCCGACATCCTTTACCCAAGCCTTCGCAGCATTGCCTTGCACACAATGCCAGCTTGATTCGCTCCGATCCGCCGTGAGATCGAAACACCGATACCTGATCGGAGGTGGCCTACACCCATTCAGTGATCGTCGGTCAGCTGGGCTAGATGGGCTGCCCAATCCGTCGATGCCAATCACTATGCCCAGATTCCGTTTAAACTGTCAACTTTTATTTCGTAACTAAGTTTATTACCCTACGGGTAACTTTCGCAGTTTAAACGCTCTACGGGTTATGCATGGGTAAACAGGTCAGCGTGAAGGAACGCCTATTCGCTCGGTATGTGGCCGAAGGCCGTACACAAGCGCAGAGTGCGCGTATGGCTGGCTACGCCAGTAATCCGGACAAAAAGGGGAGTGAGTTGGTTAAAAAGCCTGAAGTCGTAGACTTAATTAATCAGCGTGGCGCTGAATTGGCCGATGATCGTGCGGTATCCCTACGGGAACACCTCGATACGCTGGCTGCTTTGCGTGATGATGCGCGTGATGCTGGGCAATATAGCTCTGCTATACAAGCCGAGCACCATCGTGGCAAGGCATCGCGTCTGTATGTCGAGCAGCAGGTGGTCGCTAAGGCCGACATGGATTCACCTACGGTGATCTTGGAGCGTTTAAACGGATTGCTATCGCGTGGCGCACCCGATGCGCTCGATGCGCCGGACTAGCGCTCGCATAATGCGCACAGGAGTCCCGCTCGTAGCGCGTTTACACGCCCCAGCGCACCCCCACCCCCGCGCACACAGCGCAGGAGTCCCGTACCTACCCGTATATACAAATATACACAGTCAGGCACCCCACTTTCCGAATGACCCCACCCCCCTAAATCGCAAATGAAGTTTACATTTATATGTCTACAAAAATTTTGCAAAAAAAATTTACATTTCTGTAAAGGATTAGTGCGATATGTCAAGATTAATTACTGAGCAGCTTGATAGTGTGAAACAAATGTTGACGCCTGAAAGGATGTCAACGCTTTCTTCGGCTGATCGTATTCAAGTAATGGATTTGATGGAGGCGTTGGAGAAGTCTGTTCGTAGAGAGAGGGCGCAGGAAGACTTTCTTTCTTTTTGTTCTTCTGTATGGCCAGCGTTTATGGAAGGTGGGCACCACAGAAAGATGGCAAGGGCGTTTGAACGTGTTGCTAGTGGGGAATGTAAGAGGCTTATGATTAACATGCCCCCTCGTATGGGTAAGTCTCAGCTTACCTCTTGGTTATTGCCAGCATGGATTATGGGCAAGATGCCTGAGAAGAAGATTATTATGGCTTCTCACACCGCCGAGCTTGCTATTCGCTTTGGTAGAATGGTTAGAAACCTGATTGGTAGTGAAGAGTTTAAGGATGTGTTTCCCGAAACATCACTTACTGCTGACTCAAAGGCTGCTGGTCGCTTTGATGTATCAGGTGGTGGTGAGTATTTCTCTGTGGGTGTTGGTGGTGCGGTAACTGGTCGTGGTGCTGATTTGCTTATTATAGATGACCCGCACTCAGAACAACAGGGACAACAGGCTGATCCAAAGGTATTTGATTCTACCTATGAGTGGTTTAGTTCTGGCCCTCGTCAGCGTCTTCAGCCCGGAGGTGCAATAATTATTGTGATGACTCGCTGGAGCCAGAAGGATTTGTGTGGGCAAATCACAAGAGATTCTATGCAGCGAGATGGATCTGATGATTGGGAGGTTATTGAACTACCCGCAATACTGCCATCAGGTAGCTCGTTGTGGCCTGAATACTGGCCGATTGATGAATTAGAAAAGCTCAAGGCCGAACTACCTATATCCAAATGGGAGGCGCAGTACCAGCAGCAGCCTACATCTGAAGAGTCTGCAATTATTAAACGAGATTGGTGGCAAGTTTGGGAGGAGCGTGATCCGCCTGATGTGTCGTTTGTGATTCAGTCTTGGGATACCGCGTTTATGAAACATGAACGTGCTGACTATTCCGCCTGTACAACGTGGGGCGTGTTTTACAAAGAGAATGACGAAGGGATGCTTGCACCCAACATAATCCTATTAGATGCCTTAAAAGAGCGTATGGAGTTTCCTACGCTCAAGAAGCGAGCCTATGAGATGTATGTGGATTGGCAACCTGATGCGTTTATCGTAGAAGCAAAGGCCGCAGGTGCGCCGTTGATCTATGAATTAAGGGCTGTGGGGATCAGCGTACAGGAGTACACTCCTTCTCGTGGCAATGATAAGGTGTCCCGTGTAAACGCTGTTGCAGATTTTTTTGCGTCAGGCATTGTTTGGGCACCACCGAAAAGATGGGCCGAGGAAGTGATTGAAGAGTTTGCCTCATTTCCTATTGGCGATCACGATGACTTGGTTGACTCATCAACACAAGCGTTACTTAGATTTAGGCAAGGCGGCTTTATTGCACTTGATCACGATGATTATGAAGAAAGCCAGCCACGGCGAATTGCTAACTATTACTAGGGCGTTTAAACTCGCCGCGATGAGGGAAACACTATGGCTGTAGATAAGTCACTAGACGCTTTGGAAATGGCTGACATGGCGGGAAGACTAGAAGCCTCCGAGCCAGCAATGGTTGTTGAGATAGAAAACCCTGACTCAGTCGCAATTGAGACTGAAGATGGCGGGATGATTATTGATTTTGATCCAAAGCCTGAAGTAGACAATGCGCCGTTTGATGCAAACCTTGCTGAGTTTATGGACGATATGGATCTTGACATGCTCGGTTCAGAGCTTGTTTCAGCATTTGAAGATGACCTTGCATCCAGAAGAGATTGGGAAGATACCTATGTTGAAGGTCTTGATCTTCTTGGTTTGAAAATAGAAGACCGTACCGAGCCGTGGCCCGGAGCTTGTGGCGTACACCACCCCTTGCTAGCCGAGTCAGTTATTAGATTTCAGTCTCAGGCAATTGGGGAACTGTTTCCAGCGCAAGGCCCAGCAAGAACGAAGATAGTTGGCGAAGCGGATGATGAGGTATACAAGCAAGCGAATCGTATACAAAACTATTTAAATTATTTGCTTACCGAGGAAATGACAGAGTTCCGTCCTGAAACAGAGCGGATGTTGTTTTCTTTACCTTTGGCAGGTAGCGCATTCAAGAAAGTCTATTACGATGTAACTATGGGCAGACCTTGCTCAATGTTTGTTCCAGCAGAAGACCTTGTTGTTTTTAACGGGGCAACAGACTTGAAGTCATTGACTCGCATGACGCATCGGATGCGTAAGACGGGCAATGATGTTCGCAAGCTGCAAGTTGCAGGTTTTTACAGGGACGTAGAGCTAAAGGGTGGTGACTCTTCAGTTGATCCTGTAAAAGAAAAATACAGTGAGTTAACAGGAGAAAGCTATTCTCCATCAGGTGGATCTAATTATTTATTTGGAGAAACCGTATACACATTGCTAGAGATTCAAGTAGAGCTTGATCTTGAGGGCTTTGAGGACATGAAAGATGGCGAGCCTACAGGTATTGCTATTCCTTATGTTGTGACTGTAGACAAAGACTCTGCTGCAATTTTATCTATTCGCAGAAACTACTATGAAGATGATCCACTGAAGCGTAAGCGCGATCACTTTGTACACTACGAATATATTCCGGGCTTGGGCTTTTATGGCTTAGGTTTGGTGCATTTGATTGGTGGGCTAGTTAAATCCTCAACCTCAATACTTCGCCAACTAGTTGATGCTGGTACTTTGGCAAATCTTCCGGGCGGGTTAAAGACAAGGGGTATGCGTATTAACGCAGATGATACTCCAATTATGCCCGGAGAGTTTCGTGATGTGGATGTTCCCGGCGGAACAATAAAAGAAAATATTTCGTTTTTGCCATACAAAGAACCAAGCACAACGCTCTATAATCTTCTTGGGAACCTTGTAGAAGAAGCTCGACGTTTTGCATCAATGGCTGATGTAAAGGCGTCAGACATGAATAGCCAAGCTCCTGTGGGCACTACGCTTGCGCTGATAGAACGGAACATGAAAGTGATGTCTGCAATACAGGCAAGACTTCATGCATCTATGAAAAATGAGCTTAGGCTTGTTACTAATATCGTTAAAGACTTTGGGCCGAGCGAGTATCCATACCAGCCATATGGTGAAAAGCAGGATATCCAAAAAGACTTTAATGACCAGATAGATGTGGTTCCTGTGGCAAATCCAAATGCTGCAACTATGTCTCAACGTATTATGCAGTATCAGGCTGCATTGCAGTTGTCTCAACAATCGCCACAGCTTTACGATTTACCGGCATTGCACCGGCAAATGCTAGAGGCGCTAGGTATTAGAGATCCAGAAACACTTGTTCCAAATACAGATGACTTTGCTCCTAAAGACCCTGTCACAGAAAACATGGACTTTATAAATGGAGAGCCGGTAAAAGCTTTTGCCTATCAAGACCACGAAGCGCATATCAAAACGCACATGGCTGCGATGCAAGATCCAAAGCTTTTGGAGCTTATGGCGCAAGCGCCCAATCAACAGGCAATTCAAGCAGCAGTGTCTGCGCATATCGCAGAACACTTGGCGTTCCAATACAGAGTAGAGATCCAAAAGGAACTTGGATTAGATCTTCCTTCAGCAGAAACAGAGTTGCCGCCTGAAATTGAGTCCAAGCTGTCATCACTTGTTGCGCAAGCAGCAGAGCAGTTATTGCAAAAGGATCAGGCAGAGGCCCAGCAAGCGCAACAGCAAGCACAAGCAAATGATCCAATCTTGCAGTTGAAGCAGAAAGAACTCCAAATCGAAGAGCAAACTGCTATGGCTAAAGCGCAATCAGATGCGCAGCGAGTAGCAACGGCGCAAGAAAAACTGGCGCTTGATGCTCGTAAGGCAGAGATGAGGGATCAATTGGAGCGAATGAAGCTTGAACAAGATATGAGCGAGCTTCAGTTAAAGATCAACAGTGAAGAAAGAATTACTCAAGCGGAGCTTGATGCAAAGGCTAAGATTGCTGGCGCAGAGCTAGGCGCAAGAATTGTTGATAAAACTAATGATCGAGACGCTGCAATTGAGCGAGCTAATCTTGTAGAAAAAAGCAAAGGCGCTGAAATAGGTCGCAAGCTTGCAGATCAAATTATGAATCCAAAACGCAATGGGTGATTTTATTGACCCCCAGTTTATTGATTTGATATTGTCGCGTTTAAACGACCTTGAGTCGCATTGTAAAGAAAAGCTGATTGCAGGATCAGTTGAGTCTATTGAAGACTATAAATTGTATAGAGGGCAGCTTGAAGGGTTACAAATGGCTGCTAGAGAAATACGAGAGGTAGCAGATAAGACCTTTACAGAAATTTAGCATCATCAGGATGCGCGGGTACTACACTTCCCTTTAAGTGTTGCAGAGAGCGAAAATATGACAGCAGCAGAAGTGGACTTAACGTCCATTGGCGCTGAAGAAGACAAAGCAGATACAGAAAAAGCTAGTCAACTTCCAGTGCCTACTGGATACCACATCCTTATTGGACTACCGGAGATAGAGGAAAAAACAGAAGGCGGCATTATTAAGGCGAGGACAACGCTGGAAATCGAAGAAACTGCTTCGATGGTAGGGTTTGTTATTGCGATGGGGCCGGACTGTTACAAAGATGAAAAACGATTTCCCAATGGGCCTTGGTGCAAAGAGGGAGACTTTATCTTAATGAGGGCGTATAGCGGAACCAGAATAAAGATTCATGGCAAAGAATTCCGTTTGATTAACGATGATACACCCGAAGCCGTAGTAGATGATCCAAGAGGTATAAGCCGTGTCTGAAGAAGTAGCATTACCAGAACCCGATGATATAGAAATTATTGAGGTAGACGATACTCCAGAAGAAGATCGTCGCCCTGTAAGATCTGATGTTGAACCGTTTAACATTGATGAAGAGATTGACGTTCAAGATGAACGTGTTAAAAAGCGTTTAAACAGACTAAAATATGAGTATCATCAACAGCGCAGAGAAAAAGAAGCTGCGCAAAGATTAAGAGATGAAGCTGTGCAGTTTGCACAAGGAACCCAATCAGAGGTTCAGCGCTTGCAGGGACTTGTAGGCCAGAGCGAGCAAGCATTGCTTCAGAGTGTACAGAACCGAACCGAAGCTGAATTAGCGGCGGCGAAGCAAAAGTACAAGCAAGCCCACGAAGAGGGCGATACAGATACTATGGTTGAGGCGCAAGAACAGCTTGCGCAAATACAGGCAGATAGAGCGTATATACAGAACTATCAGCCTCAAATGCAGCCACAGGCGCAGGGGCAACAGCAACCCCCTGCTAATACGGTGGGACAGCCACCGCAACAGCAACAGCTTGACCCGCGATTGCAGGGATGGCTGGGGCAAAACACTTGGTTTGGAGCGCCCGGAAACGAAGCAGTCACAGGATTTGCTTATGGGCTTGACGAGATGTTAGTGAAAAGGGGTGTCGAAAGAAACTCTCCTGAATATTTTGGGGCTATTGATAAAGCTTTGAGGGATTCATTTCCATCAGCTTTTGGTATAGAAACAAAAGACGAAGGCACTGCTTCTCAAACAAGGACATCATCTTCACCAGTTGCACCAGCGCAACGAAGTGGTGGTAAGAAAACACAAGTTAAATTGAGTAGCTCGGAAATCCAGCTTATCAAGAAACTAGGAATTACCCCGCAGCAGTATGCTGCCCAGAAACAGAGGATGTCGTAATGAGCGAAACAAGAGAACCAAGAGAATTGGAGTCGAGAGATAACACAGCTAGAGAGCAGCAGTGGACACCACCCAATCTGCTACCAGATCCAATCCCACAACCGGGATGGGCATTTAGATGGATTCGTACATCTATGGT